ACTCTTTACAGGGGGATCAACGTAGACAAAGCCACGTTGCAACAGCTCAAGCCCGGAGCCACTTTGGACAATGGCGGCACCAGCAGTTGGTCAAGCGCTCAAAATATCGCAACATCGTTCATGCAGCGGGGAGGAGGGGGGAAGGTCATGTTTGTCATGGAAAAGACAAGTCATGGCGCATCTATCACGCACCTGTCCAACCACCCCGGCGAAAATGAGGTGTTGGTCTCGAAAAACGCGAAAATGACCATCAAGTCTGTCCAGAAAAAGCGCGGCGTGACCTACGTCCATGTGGAGGAATCGTAATGAAAAACACGCTCATTGAACGATGGGAAAAAGACACCGCCCCTATTCGGTTTTTGGGCGGCGGTGAGTCGTCCGTCAAAAAGCATGAAGACATCGACGAAATCACCGAGGTCTCCAAGTTTAACCCCTACCATGACTCTCGCGGGAGGTTTACCACCCCCGGCGCAGCAGCCTCCTTTACCGCTACCACCCGCGACGAAAACAAGCAGCACTGGGCAGACAGAGCCATCATGAGGGAGAGGGAGAGAACCGGCTACAAAGAGCCGGACGATCCCCGAAAGAAAGGCATCCACCAGATCGAGGACAGAATCAGAGCGCAGAGCTTTGAGTCTGCTGCGTGCATCGACAACGATGGGGACACCGTCTTTTTCAAGGATGGTGAAGAGGCGCAAGTCGCCTTTGACTGGGCAGAGAGCGCGGCTATGGCAGGCCGCACCCTCACCCACAATCACCCTTCCAGCTCCACATTCTCAAAAGAGGATGTTCACACCTTTGTGAACACCGAAATGCGCGAAATCCGCGCTACCACCCGCAGTGGGCGCACCTATTCCCTCTCTCAGACCAAAGACTACACCGAGAAGAAGGGGAGGCAGTTGGATGAGGCTTTCCACCGCAAGCAGCAAGAGTCCCTTCAACACGCCCAAAACGACCTTGACCGGCGGGGGTTCATGGACAAAATCATGCGAGGGGAAATCTCTCACGATGATGCAAATGTGGAGTTTCGCAAAGTCTTTTCAGGGGAGCTGAATAAGTGGCTCATGGAAAACGCTAGCAAATACGGCGTGGACTTCCACATCGAGAAGAAACCCGTCACCACCGCCCACAAATCCGCCCCTGTCTACACAGAAAAGGCAGAACCGAACACCAAGGCAAAGATTGTCCTCGACGGAGAGACAGAACGGGAGATCGAGGAAGCCTTTGCCGAATGGCTGAAAAGAAGTCAGCCCGGCCCTCGGGCCTGAACATACGCAACACCAAAAACCACAGAAAGGATGAAAACCGTATGAGCATTAGAATTGACAAAAGCCGCTTTGACGCGGATGAGCTGGCGCAGTATGAAGCTCTGATCGCGAAGGCCAAGGTTGACCCCGAGGCCGGAGACGATGAGGAGGAGTTCGTGCCGCCCGTGCCGAAGAAAAAGCAGCCCTTTGAGAAGGACGATGAGCCTGTGGGCAAGTCCTTTGAGGAGGCTGAGGCGCGCATCGCCGCGCTGGAGAAGAGCGCCACAGAGCGCATTGAGGCGCTTGAGAAGGCCGCCGAAATGCGTGAGCTGACCGAAATCGCCAAGGGCTACGCTATCCTCGGCGAGAAAGAGGATGAGCTTGCCGCTACCCTCTATCAGATGAGAAAGAGCGGCAGCGACTTCTACGACCGCTACATCGCTCTGCTGGACAAAAACAAGGAGCTGATGGAGAAGTCCGGCAAGTTTGCTGAGATCGGCAAGTCCGGCGGCGTCGGCGGCAACGATTTCGAGAGCCGCGTCGAGGCCAAGGCTGCTGAAATCCGCAAGAGCAACCCCGGCATGGAGTATCATATGTCCATCGCCAAGGCTTACGAGGAAAACCCTGAGCTGATGGCCGAATACGACGAGAGCTACTAAGAGAGGAGGAGAACAGAATGGCTGTGAAAAGACGCAACTACAATGGCGTGATGCTCAACCCCTCTCCGACCATCGTTGAGAGAGCTGGCGCTGAGATCGAGGACGTGCGCAACCGCATTCTCAAGTATGACGACAACGGCGACGTGGTGCTTGCTGCTGCCGGTACCGATATGCCTATTGGCATCGCCATTATCGAGGCGGGTTACAACGACATCACCGGCGTTGAGGCTGGCAAGGTCAGAGTCGGCGAGGATGTCGATATCGTTATCAAGGACATCGCCGTCGTGCTGGCCGGTGCCGAGATCAAGAAGGGCCAAGAGGTTGCCGCTGGCGCTGATGGCCTTGCTGCCGTCGCTGCTGCTGGTGACTACGTTCTGGGTGTCGCGCTGGATAGCGTGGCTGCCAATGAGTACCTGCGGATGCAAATCTGCAAGTACAAAGCCTAAAAAGGAGGGATAACACCATGACTTTTTCGCATAATACACTTACTCCGGGCGCGGTGCAGTCCCGAATCGCAAAAGGACAGTTCCGCCCCCATGCTCCCCTGAGCAACATCTCTATGGCGTGGTTTCAGGAAGATTCCAACTACTTCGCCCCCGCGCTGTTCCCCAAGGTGAGAGTTCAGCTCCCTGTTGACTCTTACCACATTTTCAGCAAGGAAGACCTGCTGCGCGACAACTGGCAGCGCAAGCCTGAGCATGGCTCTGTGACCCCGGCGACCGTCAGCGAGTACACTGACACCTACAGCGTCACTGTCGATCAGATGATTATGACGCTTTCCGACATCCGTCAGACCGTGCAGACCCGCCGTCAGGGCCCTGCCCTCAAAGACCCCCGTCAGCAGCACGCCCGCACCATCGCGGAGCAGGCCAAGATTCACCAAGACCGCATTTTTGCCAACGCCTTCTTCCGCGAGGGTGTTTGGGCAAATGAGAAGACCGGCGTTGACAACACCACTCCCGGCGCGAATGAGTTTATTATGTGGGACAACTTCAACTCCGATCCTATTGAGCTCATCGAGGCGGAGAAGTGGAAGATGTTCGAGCAGACCGGCAGAATGCCGAACCGTCTGGGCATCGGTGTCAACGTCTACAAGGCGCTGAGACAGCACCCTGCCATCAAGGAGCGTGTCTTCCCCGGCGGCTCTACCGCTAACCCGGCGACCGTCAATGAGAACGTCATTCGCACCCTGTTCGAGATCGAAAAGATGCCTATCCTGAAATCCATCTGGAATCAGGCCAAGATGGGCTCGGATGCCGACATGACCTTCATCGCCGACCCGAATGCCATGCTGCTGTGCTACGCTACCGACAATCCTTCGCTGGACGAGCCGACCGCTGGCTACACCATCTCTTGGGATATGCTGGGCGACGGTCAGCTGCTGCCGATTTTCCACCGCTCCCCGAACGATTCCCGTCACGTCGAGGAGATTGAGGGCCTTATGGCGTTCGGTCACAAGAAGACCTGCGACGACCTTGCTGTGTTCTTTAAGAACGTGGTCAAGGGCTAAGGAGAGGTGAAGACAATGAGAATTATCGCCCGAAAGCCTTGCTGCTTTGGCGGCAAAAAGTTTTATGCCGGCGATGAGATTCCCAACAAACTTGTCGCCTCCCCCGGCTACCTCGAAAAGCAGGGCTATGTGACCATCGTGGGAGAGGACGGCGCACCTATCGCGCCCCCGACCCGCGTAGAGATCAAACTCCGCGAGGTGGACGGCGTTACCATCAACGCTGCCGACCCTAACGGCGGCACACTCTCCCTGAAAGTCTCCACAAAGAGCTTGCAGACCATCTTTGACATCTTAGGTGCCAAAGCGGCGGAAGCTGAGGGCATGGTCAACACGCTCGATGAGGATGACGCGCTTGTGCTGCTCCACCTGTACGCCCCGCGCAAGTCCATCAAGGACGCGGCTGAGGCGAGGGCAAAAGTCCTTGCGGAGGGAGGCGGCCACTAATGGCAGAGCCTACCTACAGCTACGATCCCACACAAGCGCAGGACGGCGGCTTGAACCAGATGAGGTTTGAGCTGGGCGATACCGTGCTCGACCTTGGCCCTATCACTAGTCCGCTTTGTGATGAGGAATACAACGCCATCCTTGCAAAGCACGGCAAGTGGAGGACGGCCAAAATCCGCTGTTTAGAGGCAATCGTGATGAAGCTGGCCTACGAGGTCAACACCTCCCTTGACGGGCTGTCCTACAGCCTGAATGACCGCTACAACAGGTGGAAAAAGATGCTGGACGACGAGAAGAAGGCCGCATCGCTGCTTGCTAACGCACCAAGGGCAGGAGACCCGACAAGCCTGTCTCCCCATGGCGGCACACCCTACTTCTACAACGACATGCTGACCAACCCCCGAAAGCATAGGGGGTGGTGAAATGTCGTTTAGAGGGTTTTTGAGGCCGGGACAGGGATTCCGGCTGTACAACGTCCTGAGAAGAAAGGGCGGCATCTCTGAGTATGGACGCGCTACCACGCAGGCATACGAGGTGGAAGGACAGCTCTACGGCATCATTTCACAGGCGAGTCAAGCCGAAAGGGAGCAGTGGAAGCAGAACGGACATCCGATCACCCACAAAGTTATCCAGCGCGGCACAGCGAATCAGGCGCAGCCGACCGACGTGCTTGAGTTGGATGGTACGGGACGACGATTTTTTGTCCAAGGACTCCGAGACCCGGGTGAAATCGGCCATTTTACAGTGTATTACACCGAGGAAAGGCTTGATTTGAATGAGACGACATCACATAGCGGGAGCGACTCTGGAGTCAGTGGTCAGTGAGACAACACAATCCATTCAACACCAGATGGAGTCCCGCGCAGTCAGCGCGGCGAACGCGCTGAGAAATGAGGCGCTTGAGGTGCTGAGAGGGCAGCGCAGCGGACGACGCTACAAAGTACCCGGCACCTACAAGCGCCAAAGAGACCCACATGACGGCAAGATGAAAAACGGGCGCTTTTACACAGCATCCGCACCGGGAGAGCCGCCTGCTGTGCGCACCGGCAACTTCCGAAGATCATGGCAATCTTCCGCGCATGTGGTATTTGGCTCCTATATCTCCCGCATCGAGAGCGACGTCATGACCGACAACGGGAAATACAACCTTGGTGAGCTTTTGGAAAACGGCACGTCAAGAATGGCTCCCCGACCGTATCAAGACGCAATCATGGAGCGGGCGAAACCCAAAATCCTGCGCATCTACGACAGACCGTACTTCCGAGGTGGTAGCACATGATCGAAAAAGCTCTGCTTAACCATTTGCGCGGGCAGACTGACTTTTCGGGACAGCTTGCCACCTACAGCGGTGTTCCGGCCATCTTTAATCAAGAGGCACCGGCGGACACGGACAAAATGTGGAAGGGCGGGCCGCAATACCCGCGCTGCGTGTTTGTCGTAGACCTTCAGGGCGACCCTGAGCGGCTCATGGGCGGCACCCTTGCCGTTGACATGATGTGCCTTGAGAGCGGGAAGCCCCCGGAGGAATTTGAGCCGATGCTGAGGGCGCTGATCCACGGGTATTTCTTCTCGAAGAACAAATTCGTGGCGGCGGCCCAATGGAAAGGCAGCTCTTACTTCACGCAGCCAGAGGACAAAGTGCTTGGCGTGACCATCACATTTGACCTGTTGGCCTTCCCGAA